TAGACCTCTCTGCGTCCTATGATGGGGTAACATATAGTGATGCATGGAATGAAGGAGAGGGTATTGGTATCATTTACGACTCTACACAGAATACTTGGCAAGCAGGAGACGAAGCAGCAGGTACTTTCAACATCTATGAGTTGAACTCTGGTGCTAAACAGGGTCTAAAGTTGAATGTCAAGGTCGAACCGATCATCGACGAGTCGGGATCCACAGTTGCATTCACTGGAACGAGGTGGCAAATACAAGAAATCATCAATCCTGGCGTAAATTATGCAGTAAACGACGTTTTTTCGCTTACCCACGACCATACACACCCCGACAACACGACAACCACGTTCACACTGAACATCAAAATCACTGCAGTAGGTCCGATTCAGAGTCAAACAGGGTCGATTACTGACGTTTTACGTCGAGGAGACACTCTAAATGGTCATGTAGTGACTCAAGTAGTCCATGGACCGTCTATCGATAGTGATTATGACACTTCACAAGGTCTTTTTCCTTACCATTTTGCTTATTTGGATGGAAATGGAAGCAATTTTACTAAAGATACGTCATATACAAGTAATAGAGCACACCAAGTTACAGTAAGAGCAGGAAAAGGAGTCGTTGATAGAGGATTTTTTGGTGGATTATACGAATTTAGTGAAAAATCAGTCCAATATACCATTGGAACTCTTGATCGTACTGCTCCTGACATCTATAATGTGCTAAAACAACCCTCTTGTACCGCAACTGTTACTAACGGAAGAGTAACTAACGTAACTATTGATACAGATGGCGGAGGATCAGGGTGGAATCAACTTGGAAGACCACCAGAATTGAGTATAACTACCCCTTACATCAAGACTGGTATCCCTGCGGAGGTAGAAGGAACGTTTAGTAACGGAGTTTTGACTGCAGTAAACATCATAAATCAAGGAAGCGGATACTCTAGTACAAATCCACCACAGATTACGGTTAGAAATATCTTCAAAACGTTTAGTTCCGTAGCAGATAACGCAGCATATAACCCAGAAGCAGAGCAAGACGCAAGTTTAGTGCTAGATTCCTTCCCAAGTCTCGGAGATGCGTTCCCTTCTTATAGTGAAGAAGCACGTCAACGCGATAGAGAGTTGTATCTATCATCTAGAACTTCAATAGAAGCACAAACCGCGTCCACTCAAACTGTTGCTACAATAGACATAAAGACAGATCCGAACAATAAAAAGATAATACAGAAGCAACAGCAAGGTGTGCATCCAGAAGATATCGCATTACACGCTGAGGAGATGCGTCCTAAAGCAGATTATTCTAAACTAGATGAAATAGACTTTGGAGACTCAACTGAAGCACAAGAGTTTAAAAGAGCAGTCAAAGACCAGAATACTAGAGAGATAGCAAATCATGAACAAAACATTGCGGATTTAACTCAAAGCGGAGCACGATACAGAACTCGTGATGAATCTTTCATAGAAACTGTACAAGGACCTTTTTCAGAGTTACCTGCTGCCTCTACCTATACTAAATACTTCTTAAGGCAGTTTCGTCCTGACCCTAGACAAGACACTACTATCACAGTAAACCTTAGTGTTAATGTAGCAAATGTAGGAACAAGTCATTTTAGTTGCCCACAACCTCCCGCATCAACTAGACTTGGATCACAATTTAGTTTTCTTGGTGGACCTTCTGGTCCAGGATGTCAAAATTGGTCTGCATCAGGAAGTATGCTTATGTTAAATGATTTTACTTCCGCAACAAGGACTTTATCAAAAGCAACTGCTGCGTACGGAAACCCTTATGTCGTAACCTAATGGCTCAACTAGCATGTGCACTCTTTACAGGAACGTGTAGCGGACACGGAAGAGGTAATGGTGTGACTTGGCAACCTGGTCCAGGTGGAGGATTTGTAAAACCTTGTCCTCATGCATCACTTGCACCAACAATCAAACATAAACGAGTTCCGTTTGTTAATAGTTTTGCAACTTGGTTGCCCCATCCGCAAACTCCTAGAGATCCTCAGTCTGGTGGTAACGATCCATTTAATAGAAATGTAATAGTTAATGATCTAGTTCCTATCATTGATCAAGACGATCTAATAACTCATCCTACAAAAACTATCTTTACTACAATATCAATAGGATTCAAATGTTTGACTGTTAGATCAACTCCTGCATGGCATTGCACTACTGGTGTAGGTGGAAATGGTCGTGAACCTTCTGTTGGACATAATAGGAGATTATTTGCAACAACTAAAACAGTTTTTATCAATAATAGAAGAGCAGGACGTTTTTCAGACCCTTATGGTAATAATACTGTGCCATTTGATTGTCTTAGTGTAGTTTCTGGATCAAGTCCTAACGTTTTTATCGGAAGTTGAATAAATAAAAACAGGATCGAGGTAATTATGGTCGTAAAAGTAGACAAAAGCGAAGAATTTGTCAAAAGTGGCAAAGTCTTGATAAGTGAGTATCCTGCAAAAAAAGAAAAGGATGTAAAACCACTTAGTAAATGGCGTTAAAAGAAATAGATGGGTCGGATTTTAAGAGATCTCGTAATTTCGACGATCTCAATATTGCCTTGCCATTAAATCCATTCACAAAAGACACTTACACCGTCAAAAATGAGAATGCGATCAAGCAATCCATCAAAAATCTTGTTTTAACCGTTCCTGGTGAAAAACCTTTTCAACCCCTAGTTGGATCACAAGTAAATAGATTACTATTTGAACCAATGGATGCGTTTACAGCAGACGCAATCAAGGATGAGATAATAAATACCATCAAACAGCATGAACCAAGAGTAAATCTAACCAAAGTGGAAGTATTGCCCGTTTTCGAGCAAAACAAAATCAACGTTTCAGTTGAGTACAGAATTATAGGTCTACCCGTAGTTGAGAATATCACATTTGTCTTACAGAGACCTGAGTAATGCAACCAAATAACCTAACAGCACTAGACTTTGAAGATATCAAAGCAAGTATCAAATCATACCTAAGAACTCGCTCCGAGTTTACGGATTATGACTTTGATGGATCAGCATTGTCTTACATGGTAGACATGCTTGCCTACAATACTTACTATTCTGCGTTCAATGCCAATATGTCATTGAATGAAGCGTTTTTACCGTCTTCTACTGTTAGAGACAACGTTGTTAACATTGCTAAGTTGTTAAACTATACTCCTAGGAGTGTAATTTCTGCTAGAGCATCATTAAAAGTAGATATACAGACAGTTCAGTCAAATGGAGTCTATCCTAGCACTGTTACTTTGAAAAAAGGAGCAACTGCAACTGGTGGTAACTATGTTTGGAACGTTTTAAGAGATACAACTGTAGAAGTTAGTCCTACAACAGGTATTGGAACCTTTGCAGACCTTTGTGTGTATGAAGGATCGATTGTTTCTTTTCAATATGTTGTAAACACCTTCGCAAATCAAGTATATACCATTCCTTCTGCTGAAGCAGACATCAATACACTCAATGTTACTGTAAGAGCAAACGAAACAGCAACAGCATCAGATATTTACAATAGAGTTGATACAGTTACCAATCTAACAGCAACTACAAGAGCATACTTCCTCTCAGAGGGTGAAGATATGCGTTTCCAAGTTAAATTTGGAGATGACAGTGTTGGAAGAGCATTAAAAGATGGAGAAGTCGTAAATTTAGAATATTTGGTCACTTCTGGTAAAAAAGCAAACGAAGTTAAGGCATTTAACTTTATTGGTAGTCTTGTTGATTCTCAAGGACAAACATATTCTGCAAACTCAACTACTTTAGCAGTAAATCACCGTGCACAACTTGGTAGTGACGCTGAAACTGTAGAATCAATCAAATATAACGCACCAAGATACTATTCCGCCCAATACAGAGCAGTTACAGCACAAGACTACGCTTTGATCACTCAAAGGATCTATAATAACGCAGATTCTGTTGTTGCTTATGGTGGAGACAGTTTGAATCCTCCGATTTACGGAAAAGTGTTCATTGCGATCAAAACTAAGACTGGATCCCTTCTAAATGACGCTACAAAGAAGGAAATAGCAGCAGACCTTAGGAAATATGCCATGGCATCGATTGACCCTGTTGTAGTCGATCCTGATAACATCTACATCTACACAAAACCTTTTGTTCTATACGATACTGGCGCAGGATCATCATCATCTCAAATTAAGACAAATGTTCAAGGTGCAATCAACCAATGGGCAAGTCAAACACAGATAAACAACTTCAACTCAACATTTAGAGGACAAGCATATGAAAAAGCAATCACACTTGCTGATTCTGCTATTTCTGACGTTTCTGTTCAAACCACTATCCTAAAATACATCTATCCTAATAGTAATCAAACTAATACCTACTGTATTAGCACTGGAGGCGAGTTATACAACTCTGCACCTAGTCAGGACGGTAATGAGGCATCTGGTTGTACAAAGGAACCTGTAGTTCTATCTGGAACCTTTAGAACAGCAGATAGACCTGGCGTTGATCAACAGTTTGAAGATGATGGATATGGAAATATAAGAACATTCTATAATACAGGAAATAAGAAAGTATATACCAATAATAATGCAGGTACAGTAAATTATGCAACAGGTCAAATATGTTTCGGTCCTATCAACGTTATTAGTACAGGAGCAAATACTCCATCACCAAACGCTATTAATGTTATTGATAGTGTAACTGGTGCAGGAAGTGTTACGGATGCAACACTTCTACCAGGAGATTTACAGATTCCTGTTGTTATGATTCCTGCTAATAGCAGCACGATACCTGCTTCTACACCAGGAACAATAATCAACATTATTAGTCCCGAAGTAACAGTATCACCTATTGGTACTACGCCACCTCCTACAATCCCTCTAAATAGTTTGACACCAACAATATTTGACAGTACACCGTCCGTAGTGGAAGTTGCACCTATTGATAACAGTGGTGGTCTAAACACATCCGTCTGTTTCTCATAAGAGATGAACATTAATAAGGTCTCCCAGTCGATTGAATCTCAATCACCCGATTTTATTGGGTCAGAGTATCCTCTGTTTAATAAATTTTTAGAATATTATTATCAGTCACAGGAAAAAACTGGATTAGGACAAAATATACTTAATAACTTTCTATCATACCTTGATATCGATAAACTTGATATCGGGATACTTGATGGTCAAACAACAGTTGTAGAATCTCTTTCTGCAACAGATGATAGGATTGTAGTAGAAGATGTAGGTCCTTTCTTAGATAAAAGTGGATCTATTCTTATAGGCGATGAAGTTATATTTTACGAAGATATTCAAGCAGCACCGTTTATAACACTTACACCAGGAATAGGATATGATCAGGTAAAACTTAAGTGGACAACTCTTGCATCAATACTAAACAACTTTGATGGAAGCACTACACAGTTTCCGCTTACTTCTCAAGAGAATCCCGTAGCACCTCCTAGTGCACAACACTTGATTGTATCAGTGTACGGTAAAATACTCATACCAAATATAGATTACACGGTATCTGGTAACAATATTGTATTCACTACCGCACCAAGAACGAAGTTACCTGCAGATGGTGCGGAAACTACCTACATTTATTACCTTAGTGGTTTCATTGAAAATCCAATTCTTGCAATAGATAACATATCTGGCGCGTTTGGAGACGGTAAAAAACAATTTTCGTTAACTCGTAACGGAGTATCATACGAACCTATTAATGAAGAGTATATGAATGTAATCTATGATAATAGATTGCTAGTTCCTAAAGTTGACTACTTTGTTGATAAGAATCAGTTTATATTTAAAGAAGCACCTCTAAATGGTCGTTTCTTATCATTACACTCCATAGAAGCACCAATACCTTCATTTGGTAGTGGTGCGATTGGATTTGCTCGTATCAGTGATACAGGAACTCTAACAAGCATTTCATCTAGTTCTATTGGTTCTGGATACAGATACGAATATCCTCCACAAGTTACTATTAACCATCCTACTGGATCAGGAGCTGCTGCAACTGCTCTTGTTAATGGTATTAAGGATTTAACTCTACTAAGCGGAGGAAAGGGTTATAGCACAACTAACCCTCCTGTCGTACAAGTACAAGCACCAACTAAAGCGGGATCCTCTCAAGCAACTATTAGTGCTACTGTAGAAAATGGCGCGGTTACTGCACTGAATGTTACTAACTCTGGTTCTGGATATACATTTACACCTAGAATCACTTTTGTTCAACCAGGCGGGGCAAAACTAGGTGCTCCTGTAATCACTAATGGTCAAGTTACTTCTATATCTGTTACTGATGGTGGTTTTGGATATACTACCGCACCTACGGTGTATATTGACGAACCAACAGGAACTAACTCAATCAAGGCAGCACTAAGAGCAAACTTAACTAGTGAAGGTAAGATTGGTAGTATATCAGTATTAAATGCGGGACAAGGATATACCACTACACCTAGAGTTGCTATAGTTGATCCTGTAGGTGCACAAGTCTTAGAAACAGTCGTTGACGGAGATGGGCGTGTTATAAGAATAGACTTACTTGATGGTGGTAGCGGATTTGATGATGTTCCATCAGTTTACATTGTAGATAATAGAACCAACGGTGGTACAGGTGCTACTGCGGTTGCTTCTATTTTCAATGGTCAGATCACTGATATTAACATTAGTGCGTTTGGTAGCGGATATTCTGCTGCTAATCCTCCTGAGATCGTAATCCAATCTCCACCTCAAGCAAAAGCATCTGCTGATATTGGTCTTAATCAAGTTACAGGTTTCAATGTTACAGAAGCAGGTTCTGGATATACAAAGGCAGAATTTATTGGATGTGCTAGAGCAGCGTCAGGTATTACTTCATATACGGAAGATGGTAACGCAGTATTCAGTAATAATACTACTGCTGCTAGTGCTGCAGTTGGCACTAAGGTAAAATGTCTTGATGCGTTGTTTGTCAAGAGATTATTAGACAAATACACTGAACAGTTCTTACCAGACGTTCCAGAACTAGATTATTCTAAGATTGACGTTCGTACAGCAATCAAAACTGTAAAAGACTTTTATTCAACTAAAGGTACATCATTTAGTATTGCATACCTCTTCAAACTATTATATGGAGAGAATGTCACAGTTACATATCCAAAAGATCAGATTATTAAACCATCTGATGCAACATGGTCTATAGACACTATTTTAAGAGCAACTAAGGTTTCTGGTGATGCTACAAATATAAGAGACGGTTTGATTACACAGGATGCAGATATTGCTGATCCTAATGTTCAAGCTGCTAGTGCGTTAGTTGAAAACTATATTTCGATCAAAACATCTGATGTTGAGATATTTGAACTTGTTTTATCAGAAGAGACTATCAATGGGACATTTACCGTACCATATAAGACAAAACTTGCTGAACCTCTCAATACAACCGACTCAATTATTACGGTTGACTCTACTGTAGGATGGCCAGAAAGAAACGGTGAGTTTGTTATTGGTTCGGGTTCTAGGACAGAAGTTGTACAATATAAAGAAAAATCACTTAACCAGTTTATTGAATGTACTCGTTCAGCAAATGGTGTTGTAGAAGATTGGGATTCTGCCACTCAGGTATCATCTAACTTTACAGTATTTGTAAACAAGGGTACACCACAAGAAGTGGTCATGAACATAGTAGGTATAGTTGATGCACAGCAAACTGTTTTAACTGACACTGGTTCTTATTACCTACCAGGTGACAAACTAACAGTTTCCAAGTTAGGTGGTACTAGTACTGATCCACATTTAACAACTTGGTTATATAACGTCAAAAAACTTATTCAAGTTACTAGCATTACTTATGGTGGTGTTAATCAGCAAGCAGCAACTGTAACATGTGCTA